CGCCGCTGTGGACAAGTGGAATGATAGCAAGGCCATCGCGGAGCGTGGGCTGCAGTATGTAGCGTTCATGGACAACTACGGGCAGCTGGTGGCCGACACGGCGGGGGTCAGCACGAGCCCTTACATGACACCGGGGGACTTCACGCGCATCCCTGCCGAGGCGCTTCCAGAGTGGGTGCAGGGGCGCATCGCTGTGCTGCAGTTGGTGGAGCCCGAGACCTACGTGCAGGGCGTGGGCCTGCGGTTGGACGACAAGGTTTACTATATCTCGAAGGAGGGCGTCGAAGAATGAGAAAAAGATTTGAACGCACGGTCATGCTGGCGCGCATCAAGACCAGCGACCTGACCCGTGCAGCGGTGGGGAGCACCCTAGCAAGGGCGACCGAGGCCATTAACGGCGCGCGACGGATATCTGAGATGAACGCCAAGTGGACAGGCGGGCTCGAGAATGTCTACCGGGTGCTCATCGGTGATCCTATCGAGGTCGTGTGTCTGGGGATCGACAGCGTAGACAAAGAGGCCGAAGGCACCTACGCTGATATGTCCGAACTCCCTGCGTGGATGCAGGAGCGCGTGGCTGTGCTGTCTATGATGAAGGTGGACCCGCCACAGACCAAGGTCGAAGGCATCGGCATGCGCGTCGACGAGAGCGTGTATTGGGTGATTAAGGGAGAGGGCAATGGCTAAGTGGAAAACGGTAGAGCAAGCCTTTGACGGCGCGATCCGTGTGGTCAACTACGTCGATGGAACGCAGCGGGCCAAAGACATCTTCGGCAACGAGGGTCCAGAGATGCCCGTCATGAAGTATAGGATCGAGCAGCTTGGCCCTTGGGGGTGGCAACCCGTGCCTGTCTATCACGAAGAGGCTGACGGAACGCTGACGGAGATACCGCAATGACTGACCGCATCTTGACCCCAGAGGTCTACGGCGACTTCGGCCTGTTCATGGAGCAGATGGGCCTGCGGCCCAAGCAAACCGTGCAACCTGCGCCGCCAGAAAAGGTCGAGACTGTTAGGCAGCCGACTAGCAACGAATGGTATAAACAAGGAAAGGAGTGCCCATTTTGAAAGACGACCTCTCACCGAACATGACACCGGAGAAACTCGACGAGATCATGTCCACGCTGCCGGAGGACATGGAAGAGGCAGAGCTTTGTGCCCTGACCTTGACCATCCACGATGCCTACATAGACAGCCCGAGCGAGGTCATCACCCAACTGATCGCCACGATCTACTCCTTCGGCATGTCTATCGGCCTTAGCCATAGCTCGATATCTGAGGGCCTGCGTCGTAGCGCAGACATGCAGGACGAGGACTACCGCAGGGACATGCGGCACTAATGGCAGCAACTCCTGAAAAGAGGGTCAAAGACAAGGTGGTCGCCCAGCTGAAAGCGCTGGGTGCCTACTACTTCTACCCGGTGACGGGTGGGTTCGGTGCGTCGGGCGTGCCCGATATCATCGTGTGCTACAAAGGTCGGTTCTTTGGGCTCGAGTGCAAGGCCAACGGCAACAAGCCAACGAAGCTGCAGCAGCTCAACATCGACAAGATCAACGGCGCGGGCGGCATCGCCCTCGTCATCAACGAAGACAACATGAATGAAGTCAAAACAATCTTGGAGAATACACATGGCGTTCTGGAACAACGATCAACCCGTTAGGCCGCTCCCTACCCCGGCATCTCGCTCGACTGCCTCGGCCTCTGTCATGCTCATAGATGCGGTGCGCTCGATGCCCTCGCGCCCTGCCTGCAACGCTGTCTACACGGCGCTGGCTGACAAGAAAGACCTCAGCGCCGAAGACCTCGAGGCACTGGCCAACCGCATCGGTCGTCTGGCATGGGAGAGGGCACGGACATGACATTTCGTGTCCCCAACTCCGTGCAAGAAGTGCTCGACGAGGTCACCGAGGCCGGGCTGCAATACACCATCGAGGATGGCGGCAAACACTACAAGGTGCGGGTGGCTGGGAAGCTGGCCGCCATCCTGCCAAAGGGCAAGGCGCTCAAGGAAGAGAGGCACCGTCGCATCCTTCTCAACACGCGGGCACAGGTGCGCCGCGTCATCAACGAGGTGAGAACATGAGTAGTGCAAGGTTCTGGTTCGTGCTGTGGGCAATTCAGGCTTTTGCCTTCTGGGCGCTTTGGATGACAACAGGGAGCTGTGTGAAATGAGATATTTCTGGGATAACATCGTGCCGTTGGCTGGCATCGCCTGCCTCGCGTTCTTTCTCTACGGTCTTGGTCAGTTGATCTTTGACGACATGGAGAAAAGACAAGAGCGATACGAACAGTGCATAGCCGCTGACAAGCAGTGGGTGGTGGGGAGCTGTTTGAAATGACCGACGAAGAACTGCTTTTGTGGTTGCGGGTAGAGGACACAAATCTGACTGACCTTGCAGCCGACCGGATTGAGCAACTTGTTGCGACCAACGAAGAACTGCTTGCCGAGCGGAAGAAGGCGGTGGATGCGTTCGTTGATCTTGCCATCGCCACCCTCGCAGAACTGAAAGGGGAAAACCATGACTGACATCCGCGTTTTGAAAGGCGACGGCAAGCGGGCCGAGGACGTGACCGGGGAGATGGCTGACCGGATCAAAGACTTGATCTATGAATACAAAGGGAGGATGCCCCTCGCCGCAGCTATTGGTGTGCTGCACATTGTGGCCCATGAGATCATGAGGGACCACGACTGATGAAACCCTGCCCGACCTGCAATAAGCAGCCGACCGTGTCAGTCTACGCCCCGAGGTGGTTTGAGTTTGTGGGGTCGTGTCACATCAAGTGCTGCGGCCATCACGTCAAGGCGGACGACATGGCAGGTGCTATCGAGGCTTGGGAGCAAGAGCCGAGGCCCGTGCACATAGGGGAGATAACATCGCTATGAGCCGCACCCGGCACGACACAAGCCCTCAAGCGCAGGCCATCCGCGCCGCCGGTTTCGTTCGCGTGCCGGGTGGCCTATGGGCTACACAAGAACAACTGGACCTCATCATGTATATGCTGAGGCCCAACCTAGACCACATCTACAAGATCAAGGAGCGTTATCGGAATGAGTGGCCGGAAGAAGATTACGAGGGACATGATTGAGGCGTGTTTGGCAAAGGGGTGGGCTGTGTCTCAGGCTGCCCGGCACTACGGGTTCCACCCGAAGTCCATTGATGCGGCCTGTGAGCGGTTTGGGATTGCCCTGCCGATGCACCCGTTCTCGCCGCAGATGCCATCTGCTAGGCGGAGACCTATCATCGTGTATGAGGACAACATCCCCGACACGCCGCCGAAAAAGAAGAAGACCGGCGCTGTCTGGTCGGCAAGCCCTGCTGCAATCGAGCGGGCTCTCGAGAAAATGCAGCGTGATAAATACTTGAAAACCACGTCAAACGGCGATAAATAACGCTAATGCGTGTATGAAATGGAGATGCGAATGACAGAGATTTCCGAAGAAGAGCGGCGTATCTGGGCCTACCTTCTGAACAACCGCACGGCGGATGCCATCGAGGTCGGGCTCAACTGTGATGTTCCTATCGAGATGGCCCAGCGCTGCATCGACCGCATCGGCACCCCGCGTGAGGTGTTTGAGCGGGAAGAGCGGCAGCGTGAGGTGAAGCCCACAAGGGTGCAGACCCTAGAGACCGCGATCAAGCTGACAGGGGGAGACCGCAACAAGTCCTATGGCCCGCCCTTTGACAACCTGTCGGACTGTGCAGCGCTGTGGAACGCCTACATCAACACTAAGTGGGGCTGCATCGAGGTGACCGCCGACGGGAGCTACCGGGTAAACCTCAAGGCCGAGGACGTTGCGTGGCTGATGACCTTGGTAAAGATGACCCGCTCTTTCCAAGACGGCTACCACCCAGACAACTACACTGACGCGGCTGCCTACTCCGCCATCGCCGGAGAGTGCCGTGAAATTCAAATGGAAGAGGACAAGAAATAACCATGAACTACTTCACTCCTGCCGATCTGAAACAGCTCGAAGCCACCTACAACTACACCGCCCGCGCAGGCTTGGGCTTCGCCATCACCCCCGACAATGAGCAGGTCTTTATCCCTGCACGTGAGGTAGAGCGCCTTAACCTTATCGTCGGCGACATGATCCGTGTCTGGGCCACAGACAACTTTGCTTCGCCGCACACGGCGCACTACGCCTCCCGCTGGCGGGCTGTGCGCGTCGAGGTCGCTACCCGGGTGGACGACATTGTTAGGGACACGACTAACACCGCACCGGCCCCCGCTGCACCGGCTGCACCGCCCAAGCCCCACATCACCGATTTCGTTGGGGTGATGGATACCCTGATGAAGGAGCCGCGCCCGTGGTCGGTCAATGAGCTGACCCATGCCATCGCCAAGGCCAGCCTGCCGCTGTCGGGTATGCCCGACCTGATCCAGAAGGTGGGTGGTCGTCTGCACACCCTGCACAAGAGCGGCGACGTCGCCTGCGTCAAGGTCTATGCCCGGGGTGACCAGCAGAACGCCAGCGCAGTCTACTACGCCAAGAACGTGGACGTGCTCTACGACCACCTCGACACACCGCTGGCTGACGGGGAGTAAGGCGTGGATATCATCACACTGGACTACGAGACCTACTACGACAAGGACTACTCGCTGTCTAAGATCACCACGGAAGAATACATCCGTGACCCCCGCTTCCAAGTTATTGGGGTGGGGGTGAAGGTCAACGACGGCGAGACGGCGTGGATCACCGGGACGCACGGTGCGATCAAGCAAGCACTGGCATCATACGACTGGGCCAACTCTGCGGTGCTGGCGCACAAAATGATGTTCGATGGTGCGATCATGTCTTGGCGGTTCGGCATCCGTCCGAAGGTGCTGTTCGATACGCTCTGCATGGCGCGTGCGATCCATGGCGTAGAGAAAAGCGCCAGCCTCAAGGCCCTCGCCGAAAACTACGGGGTAGGGGAGAAAGGCACCGAGGTGCTGGACGCCAAGGGGAAACGCCGCAACGACTTCACGCCGGAGGAGCTGTCGGCCTACGGGCGCTACTGTGTCAATGACGTAGACCTGACCTACGACATCTTCAACATCATGCTGTCTCGGGGGTTCCCGAAGTCGGAGCTCAAGCTGATCGACCTGACCCTGCGTATGTTCACTGAGCCTACGTTGGAGCTGGACCGGGAGCGGCTCGAGGAGCACCTCAGCAAGACGCAGATGATGAAGGAAGACCTGCTCAAGTCTGCTGGCGTCGAGGACAAGGCCGACCTCATGTCGAACCCGAAGTTTGCCGCACTGCTCGGTAAGTTCGGGGTGCCCTGCCCCATGAAGATCAGCCCCACCACGGGCAACATGACCTACGCACTGGCTAAGAGCGATCAGGGCATGAAGGACCTGCTGGAAGATGACGACCCGCAGGTGCAGGCGCTGGCTGCAGCACGGCTCGGGGTGAAGTCTACGCTCGAGGAGACCCGCACACAGCGGTTCATCGACATCGCCGGGCGGGGCAACCTGCCTGTTCCGGTGCGCTACTACGCGGCTCACACAGGCCGTTGGGGCGGTGACGACAAGATCAACCTGCAGAACCTCCCTAGTCGGGGGCCTAACGCCAAGGCGCTCAAGAAGTGCATCATCGCACCCGAGGGCTACAGCATCGTCGAGTCCGACTCGTCACAGATCGAAGCGCGCATGCTTGCGTGGCTGGCTGGGCAGGACGACGTGGTGCAGACCTTTGCATCCAAGGGCGACGTCTACAAGAAGATGGCCTCAGCGATCTATGGTGTAGCCGAGAGCGACGTGACTAAGGACCAGCGGTTCGTGGGTAAGACCACGGTGCTGGGTGCAGGCTATGGCATGGGCGGTGAGAAGTTCCAGCTGGCCCTCAAGAACTCCGGCGTGGACATCTCCAAGAACGAGGCAGCCAAGATCATCGGTATCTACCGTGAGACCAACGACATGATCTCGGGCATGTGGAAACAGGCCGGTATCATGCTGCGATACATGGTGCGGGGTGACGCTATGCCCTTCGGTAAGGACGGTGTTCTCGGCGTGGATACCCACGCTCCCGGCATCGTGCTGCCCAACGGCCTGCTGATCCGTTACGACGAG